ATCTTATCATCAGGGTCAAACATATCTTGTGAAGCATAAGTGTGATTAGTCGCAACTAATCCTACATTATGACTACCAAACATGTTTACACAGTTACGAACAAGACTAGTTAATGCCTTAGGCTTGCGACCCATGTCACCCTTCATATCGCCTGCTTCAAACTGATTGACATCAGTTGGAGTCAGCAACATGCCAAGACTGTCAATGATGAATAGAACTTTCGGCTTATCGTCTTGCGGAAGAGTCTTGTAACTCTTCATAAACTCGCTGATAGTTTTAGCAACATCATCAATCATTGCCATGTTAAGTTTAAGCAACTTGCTTTCATCAGTATCGACACCAAGTGCCTTCAACCAATCTTCATCTAGTGCATTCTCAGTATCGACCAATACAACAAAGATACCTTGCTGTTGTGCGTGGCGAACAAGATTGCCTGAACAAATGTATGATTTGCCTGAGCCAGATTCGCCGGCAAATACAGTTACCTTACCTAGTGGGACTCCTTTGTTAAAGTCTCCGCTAATAAGATAATTGAGAGCGTGGTTACCGGTACTGACCCAATCAGTAGGATCATTGAAACCAATACTGAGACCTTCAATACTTTTGGTAATATCTTTACGAAATTTGCTAACATCGAATGGTTTTGCCATATTACTTACTACCCTTCAACGTAACAACAATATCTTCACAATTGATAGACTTGAGCCAAGTATTCAAACGTGTGACAACAACATTGTTGTCTTTGGGGTTATCAAAATTGATATTACAGTCCATGACTGTATCACCGCTATCTGCTTCGCGGCTGCTATAATTGAGAGAAAAACTCTCATTGATTTTAATTGTTTTTGCCATTTTAGTAATCCTCATAATCTCTTTGATAGTCTATCATTAAATGCGATTTTGTCAAGCATTTCTGGACAACTGTCTGCGATACGATCAAGTTCATAGTCATTTGGAAAATGTCTTAATGCACCACGGGCACGGTCACGGACGATGCTCGGCACCCTAGGCGTCTTGCCCGGATCGCATAATTCTTCTAGTAATTTCTTTCCTTGCTTTAGTGCGCGGAATCTTTCGTCTGGTAGTGTCATGGTAGGTCTCCTATGAAAAGAAAGAATGGGGAGGAGTTACCCTCCCCATTCCAAATTCACCCTTCTGTTGACGGCTACGGATCATCGCTAAAATGTCTTGTGCCTTGTCGCTAGAAGTACTCTTAGGAACTACTACTGGATCACTATTCTCTTCTGGTTCATCTTCCTGAACTACTGGCTTCTTGGCAGAAACACTCAATGTAGTAGTCTCAGTAACATGAGGTTCTGCGCTAGCAACACCAGCCGGAGCCTCAAGACCATATGGACGATAGTATGCGCCCCACTTGTCATTGTCATAAGGCTTACCATCTACTGAAGCCTCAAACATTTCTTTGATGACACGCAGTTCGCTTTCGCTAGGCTTCTTGGGTAAGAAGTCTGCAAGATTGAAAAGACCATGTGCTTCGATAGCAGCCTGCTCTGCTTCAGTCAACGGAGTCTCTTTGCGAGCCCAGTTGCTAGTAGAGTAATCAGCATAACCACCCTTGCTGGTCTTCTTAACGTTGAAATCAGTACCATTCAAGAAATCAGTTGGGATGTTTTCCATATCTGGATCCATCAAACTTGACTTGATGATAGTAAAAATTTGTGGGCTGATAACGAATCTACGAATCGGATTCGCAGGAGTCGCATCATTGCCGATTGGGTTCTGACGAACAAAACCTTGAAACAGATAACTACGCTTCTTCCAATACTTGTTTGCCATTTCTTTGAGAGTATCGTCTTTATACCAAGGACGAACTTCTGCCAAGATCGGGCAGTTGTCTCCATACATTTCTACGCATGGGACTTGAACGATAACTTGCTTTGCATTTGGATCACCCTTCACGCCATTGAAAGGCAACTTGATGATCTGACGTTCTACCCAGAAAAATGTGTTGCTGTTGTTTGCGTCTGGAAGGAAGCGAATAGTAGCAGTTGTACCTTCTTCCATGTTCCAGTGTGGGTAGATTGCGTTATCTGATTGGGTGCGTTGACCCTGACCTGTTTTCTTACTTTCTTGTGCCGCGAGACGGGCACGGATATCTGCTAGACTTGCCATTTTGTTTCTCCTTTAAAAAATGCCTAATTTGAGCCTAAATGTGTTTTATGTTTTGTTGTCGGAGACAACTAACACATGATGACATTATACACTAACGTCATCGTGTGTCAATAATACTTATACCCTATTGAAGAGTAAAATATATTAATTTATTGAGTATTGGGTGAATTACTTCAAGCCAGCCAAACGTTTGATATCTTCAAACTCACGACTTTCGCTTGTACCAACTAATTTACCTACAGCGCCTTTTGGTCCTACTTTTTCAGTTGGGCCTAATTGACCTACACGCTTTTGGTCAGCATCTAAATCTTCTGCTACTGCGGGTGCTGTTTTTCTTCTTGCTACTTCGGCTTTAACTGCGGCCGTAACTGTTGGACCCAAGTCTGTTCTTGCGGCAGCTTGCGCCAATGATTTAGGATCCATTGCAACAAGGTCTTTATTCATTTGTGCAATTTCTTGAGGAGAAAAATCTACAGGATCACCTGCGGCCGGTGCCGCTGGCTTTGCTGCCGGGGCTACAACCTTTTTAGTCATATCCATTGTGCCGCCCTTTTTCACCATTCCCGGTGCTGCCTTTGCCGCTACTGGAGCCGCCGCAGGTGCTGCCGGTGCAGTTGCCGGTTTCTTGAACATACCTTTAGCCTTGTTAATCATATTACCAACAATGCCTTCATCCATATCTGCTTCACTAACTTCATCTTTTGGTACAGCCATTCTTGGCTTACCATGTTGTGCGTGTTTTGGGATACCGGCTTTCTTTTGTAAGTCTTTTAGTAACTCTTCATCGCCGGGTGCTATGTAGTCAGCAACTTTCTTGCCGACCTTTTTAAGTGTATCAACTACGCCTTCATCAACACCACCTAATGATTGTTCAACTTGTCTGACCCAACCACTAACATCACTTGAACCAATTTCGTCAACGTCACCAACACCATTTGCTACATCGTCAATAGCATACATAACTTTAACAGGGCCGAACTTCTGTAACAAATCTTGGCGTTGCATTAGTATTCTGCGAGTGATTGCGCCGGCTACTGGATCGTCCCTATCTTCTGCTAAACCAAATGCTTTAAGATTTTTTTCTTCAGTATCATCATTGTGTGCTAATGTTTCTGCACCCGGTGCTTCATCAATCATTTCAAGGTCTTTTACTCTAGGATGATTTTCTTCACCTTTCACTATACCATATGTAGCAACATTGTGTCTTTTTACACCCCAATGTTTTGCTGCTTTTGTTGCCGCTTCTACTGGGCTACCTGCTTTTACTTTTACGTCCGGCTTTCTACCGCTAGGATATCTTGCGACATGTATACCAGAATGATATGCTGGTAAATCTCCTTCTAACATTTCATCGGCAGGTACTGCCAATGTTTTTGTGGTTTCATCTTCTACTTCGGTAATTGATTCTGCCCATTCGTCTAACTCTTTAACGACTGTCATCTCTGTGACATTTTTTGACAGTCTTTTTAGTATAGGCATCACGCTTTCAATACGTGGATCTAATGTCTCTTGCACAAACAATTCGTTCAATGAAATATCATCATCTGATTCTTCATTGAGTACAGGTGTATAACTTTCAAAATACTTGTTGTAACCACGATGACTTGCCATGCCCTGCAATGTCATACGTAGTGTGTTGTAATGATTTAATCCTTCATTGACTAATGCCAATGCTGATTCATTGAACTGTCCATTACGTGTGGCACGAACAAATCCTGCCATCTGTGAATATTCTTCTACTAATGTAGTGATATGACGACCTTTGTCATCATAAGGAGTGCCGCCTTCTGCGATATGGCGTGCATATACTCTTGCTAATCCAGGACGGTTAGTTGGTAGTAGGAAACGCTCACCTTCTAGATTCTCAACGAAAATCTTAGCGATGTTACGGAAACGCTGTTCACCTTCTTCAATCTGGCGAGTGTGTTGTAATATGATTTTTACTTCTGGCACGTTATCGCTGTAACTTGCTTTCTTACCCATTGGGTGATAGCCCTCTAACATATTTTCTTTTTTGTTCATAACAGTCCTCTTTTTCATGTCCCCTAATAATCTATCTTTATTGGAAACATCAAATCCTAATAATTTACGTTGTGACCAGCGTTTTAAAAAATGCGCAAATGTCTCAAAGTCTTTGTGTTCTGTAAACTTGTCATCTATATACAATACTAGATTGTTACCCTCTACTGTAGCCCATGCATTGATCTTTTCACCATCTTCACCGGTAACCGTAAATCTAAAAACATCTGATTCTTCTATATCATCTGTAGGATCGCCCTTGCTATCTAGGCTTATGGGGTCATAACCCCTGCTTCGCAAGACATCGTGTAATTCTCTGTTTAGTGTATCGTAATTGACTGGCATATGTATATTTAGTCTTCTAGTTTAACTTATGACAGCAAAAAAGGGCAACGGTTGCACGAATTCCTCATGGTCACGCATATGGCCTTCGATATCTTGATGGAATTCTTGTAATTGCTGTAGCATTCTAACTATCAATAGTGAGGCCATGACAAGATCATCATTTTCCCCCACTTTGGCAGCATAACTGCCGCCTAGTGCCACAAACGTTTTTAGTTCACTTATCAATGGGCGACTGTATATTTTCATCTTTTTAGACTCTAATAAGGTCTTAAATTTGGCACAAGCAGTCAGTTTGACTTTCTGAGTGGTATTGAATCCCCTGCGCTTTTTACCGTATTCGCTGAAGAATATACCCGGGACATTGGTTTCCCCGAACTCGTTTAATGATATCAATGCCGCTTCGCCTATGCTGTTGTTTTCCAAACTGTAGTATAGGTTGTTAGGCTCACCTGTACATTCTACGATATACTTGTTGATTTCTGCTAATAGTTTAATCTGTTGCGGAATCTCTGTCTTATTGTGTTTCCACTCACCTATCTGTGTAGTAGTGTTCGCTTCAAAAATCTGTATGGCAGCAGGGTCACCACCAGTACCAAGACTTGGATCTAATCCTACAACATAGATGTTACCTTTGGTAGGCTTCTTGTACCAACGTACTTGTCCCATACGACTTAATGGTTCCACACCTTCAAGTTGTATGAGTGTATTAGGATTGATCAATGTCTCATCTGCGATAATAAACTCACAACCGATCTCTCGGTTGAAACGATCAAGACCTAACTGACTCTTCATCTGTTCGGCCCACGCCTCATCACGCCCGGGCTGTTCGTTCCAATATGATCTATATGATTTGAATCCGTTTACACCTACATCTGTCTTGTTGCCGAACTCATCTTCTGTCTTGTTAGCACCTTTCCATATCAATGCGAACTGATCTTCGTCACTGTTTGGGGTACTTGTAATGATAGCCTTACCACCAGTCGCTAGAGTCGGTGTGATAGAAGTCCAGAACTGTTCTGCGATTGTTGGTCTTACGAATGCGAACTCGTCAAGATATAACAATGAGATAGACATACCACGACCAGTATTTTCAGTTGTCGTGGCTGATACGATACGGCTACCATTATCAAAGAATAGTGATCCTTTGTTGTATGTTGCTACACCTGCTTTGATATGCATAGGACATGCTTCATAAGCATATCGTATGCGTTGCATGATTTCTTGCGCACCTGCATATTTGTGTGCGGCAATCAGAATAGTTGAGTCAGGGACAAACATCGCATACCACAACAGATATCCAGCGGCACTTGTTGTCTTACCACTCTGTCTAGGCATGAGTGCTATGCTATATCTGTACTTGTGATAAGTATCGATCAATCGTTCTTGATACTTATAGGGATGATACAACATGCTACCTCTATCCATAAAGTACAGGTACCCTAATTCAGGGTCACAGCACTTCACAAAATCGTCAAGTTCTTTATCTGTACTAAAGACGGTTTTAGTATATGGATCTTTTATAAGAGTTGATCCGTTGTTCATAAATTTATTTATGAACTATTCAAGTCATAAAGAACTTATATTCGTTTGCCTATTTAAGATATGTTTTACAGCATCAATAATATAATCTTTATTATCAAAATCTTCTTTAATAAATGTAAACATTAATTGTCTCACATGAAATCTGGCTTTAGGAATAGTCAAAGTGTTGTTCTTTACTCCGTTAATAGCAGACAAAATTCTTCTGGCTAAATGTCCGTCAACGCCCGAACTTGAATTGCTTATTTGTGTTAATTGAGTCATGTCCATGATATTGTCCTCTCTATTATTTAGTATTTTATACAACGAAACCCGGCTTGTATACAGTTTTTCCGTTTTCTTGAACAGCAGTCAATATCTGTCTGCGGTTGTTCCCTTCACAGTAACTAGCATGTACCCAACCACTGTTAGGGCCTTCTTTAGGATTATAGAACTCTAATATGATCTGATCGAACTCACAATTATCACTCACCCACTTTGCTAACTCCGGGTTAGGCAATCCGTCTATCTCAAAGTCTACTGCTTCTCCGTTGCAATGCTGAGATTTACTACTTCCGCCGACGGCTTTATTAAGAGCGGGGCCGCGATAGCCACTGTTAACACGAACGGGGCGACCGAAGTTATTACGAACTGGTTCAAGTATTTTCTCACAAACTTTTTGTAAATTTTTTGCATGTACTGGTCCCGGTGTGTTATCTATTCCTTTACGCATGGCAGTCTCGGAGCGTGTGAACTCTCTTAAGTTGAAATGCTCACTTAACTGCATATCAGGCGTAACTGAAAACTTTTC